AGCTGCGCCTGTTCAAGGCGGCGGGGCCGGCCTTGTCGCAGAACCAGCCCTGGCTCGGGATGGCGATGCTGGCAAGCTCGGTGACGGCGATCGACGACGTGCCGATCCCGCCGCCGACGAACGAACCGCAGATCGAGGCGATGGTCAGCCGGCTTGGCGACAGCGGAATCGCCGCGGTCGCCGAGGCCTTCCAGCACCTGGGCGAGGCCGCCGGCGCGGACCTTGTTGTCAACGCGGGAAACTCGCGCGGCACCCCGACCTGACCGACTGTCTGTATCTGGTCAGGAACGGGGTGCCGTTCGACATCGCCTTCAGTCTTCCGCCGGACGAACGGCTCGCGTTCGTCGTGGTGATGGGAACGCTCGATGGCCGCGTGTTCGACTGGGATCGGCTCGGCTGGAAGGATGATCCGTGATCTCGATGTCCGGCCTGCGTGAGCTGTCGCAACGCCTTGCCGATCTGGATCTTCGTGATGCGCGGACGGCCGGATTGGCCCGCGCCGCCGCCGTCATCGAGGAGTCGGTCCGGCAAGACCTGCCCCTGGAGCTTTCATCATCGATCAGCGGCACGGTCGGCGAAGATCGAGCCGTGATCGGCAGCACGAACCCGCGCGTCCCGGACATCGAGTTGGGATCTCGGGCTATGCCGCCTGATCCGATCCTCACCCGGGCCGCCCAAGCCGTCGCGGACGAGGCGGTGGACATCGTCGCCGCGAGCGTCGTCGAGGCATTGAGAGGCGGATGATATGATCGACGCCTACACCATCGGCATCACCCTCGCACTGAATGACGGCGTCTCGTCCGGCATCGCGGCCATCCGCAAGGAGCTGACGCTGCTGGATGGCGCCGTCCAGAGCGCCGCCGGGGCGATGGCGGGCATGAATGCTCTGGCCGGCGTTGTTGACTGGACCAGGTTCGGCGACATCCCGGCCATGCATGCTGCGCGCCCGCTTCCGACTCCGGGGCCCGTGGCGGCCGGCAAGCCGGAAAGCCTCGAACCGGCTCCTCCGGTTCAATCGTTTCTTGCCGCGCCGAAGCTGGAACCGCCCACGGAGGTCGTGCGGCCGTTCGCGGTGTCGCCTGCGCCTGCGACCGCCACAGTCGCCGTGCGGCCTGCGCCTGCCGTCGCCGGGATGACCGCTCCGCCACTGCCCGCTGCCGCTCGTTCGGAGGGCCGGCCGCCAGGCAAGACCACGCAAGCGGTCATGGCACCGCCTTCCGCTGCGACGACCATGCCGTCCCCGTCACAGACCTCGGCAGCGGCCCCTCCCGTTCCGGCGCGCGCCGTTCAGCCCGAGGCGCTTGCCCTGCTAGCCCGCCGTATCCTGCCCGAGCGAACTGAAGGCACCCGCGCTTCGCCCCCAGCGGGACCGGTCGCCACAGCGGCGCAGCGAGCGGCACCACCGGCACCAGCCGCTACAGCAACCCAACCGCCGCCGCCGCCGCCGGGTCGCGCCGCTGCAGCAAAACAACCCGTGGCGCCTCCGCAGCGGCCAGAGGCGGTGCGGTTGGCCGCTCTAACCTTGCCCGCCAAGGATCAACCCAGCGCCCCGGTCGGTTCGTTTCCGCCGGTACCATCGATCGAAATCATGCCAATCCCACGGCAATCCGCACCAGCCGCGCCGACGCCGGCGACGAAGCCGCCATCCGATGTGCCGGATAACCGGGGTGAATTGGTCGGGCCGCCGACGCTTCCCGAAACCGCCGCCCCACAGCCAACCCAGGCCGATCTGTATATCGACGGCGCGGTGCTCGGACGTTGGGTCACGCGCCATCTTGAACGGCAGCTGGTTCGGCCACCGTCCGGTATCGCCGCTGTCGATCCGCGCTTGACCCCTGGCTGGGCCGGTCCCGCGACTGGATTCTGAGCGCGCGGTCGCGGTGCCAACAGGCTGCGGCCGACCAACGCCGCGCGAGAGGTCACAATGTCCGATACCACGCTCGTCCTCGGCCCGGTTATTTTTCAAGACTTCGAAGTACCCGCCGGGGTCAGCTTCGGTGGCCGACAACAGCTTGCCGTCCACCGCCTGGTCGGCGGTGCGCGCGTCGTGGATTCGCTTGGCCGGGACGACGCCGAGATCGCGTTCTGCGGCATCTTCTCGGGCGCGGACGCCATGCCGCGGGCATGCGCCATCGACGAATTGCGCGCGAGTGGCCTGCCGATCCCGCTGACCTGGGACGTGGCCTTCTACACCGTCGTGGTCAGCCAGTTTGTCGCCGACTATCAGAATGGCTGGTGGATTCCGTTCCGGCTTGTTTGCACGGTCGTGCGCGATGAAACCGCAGCGCTGATCGATGCCGTCGCATCGCTGGCGGTCCTCGCCGTAGCGGATGTCGCCACCGCGGCAACCATGGCGGTGATCGCCGGTGTCGATCTGTCCGGCGCCCAAGCCGCGCTCGCGGTACCGCAGGCGACGGTGCAGCAGACCGGTGCCTACACCGCCGCGCAATCGAGCCTGACTGCCGCTCAAACCAGTCTCGGTGGAGCGGTGCAGTCCCAGGAGACCACGATGGCCAATCTCACCTTCGGCGTCGGATCAGCCGAGGCCGGCATTGCGACCCTGGCGGCAGCCACCGCAACGGCGCAGCAGCTTGCCTGCCTTGCAGCCGCGCAGGCGTATCTCGGCCGAGCCTCCGCCAATCTGGCGAACGCGAGCACCTGACGCCATGAAGACAATCACGGTAGCGGGCGGCAACCTGTTCAGGATTGCCGCCACGGAGCTCGGCGATGCAACCCAATGGATCCGCATCGCCCAGCTGAATAGGCTGCAGGACCCGATGCTGTCCGGCGTTACAACGCTGCGCATTCCCGATGTGAACACCAACGCAGGCGGCGGCATTGCCACTCAGTGAGTTCACGTCGCGGTCCCGCGCGCCGCGCCTGCTCGCATTGGTGAACGGGGCCGTCCTGGGCTCCGTCACCGATGCCGAGGTGACCTCCAACAACCACTACGCGGCGGACCGCTTCAGGGCAACCGCGGCACTGGCCGGCGATCCGGTGTTCGGCGGCGCCTTCTGGGCGTCGGGGGAGGACATCGAGGTCGATATCCAGTTCAGCCTCGACGGCGGCGCCAGTTTCACCAGTCTCATTCGTGGAACGGTGGACAAAGTCTCGCTGGACCCCGCGACCGGGCTGGTGCACCTGGAGGGCCGCGACCTGAGCGCGGCGCTGATCGAGGCCCGGACGCAAGAAGCTTTTGCCAACCGCACGGCCAGCGAGATCGCCACGATCCTCGCCCAACGCCATGGCCTTGCCGCCAATGTCCGTACCACCACAACGCCGGTCGGGCGCTACTACCAAGACGAGCACGATCAGATCACGCTCGACCAGTTCAGCTTCATGACAACGGAATGGGACCTGCTCTGCAATCTTGCCAGGCTGGAGGGGTTCGATGTCTTCGTCAGCGGGACCTCGCTGAACTTCCAGCCCGCCTTCGTGACGCCCGACGTCGTCCTGTCCGTGGCGCCGACCGACCTGGTGGATCTGCGGATGGAGCGCTGCCTGACACTGGCGCGGGGCATCACGGTGACGGTGAAAAGCTGGAACGTCCGTCAGCAGACGGCGTTCGCGGAAACAGCATCGCTCGCCGGCTCCGGCACGGCGCAAAGCTACGTCTTCGTGCAGCCCAATCTCACGCCGGACCAGGCACTCAATCTTGCCCAGCGCAAACTGGCGGAGCTGGCTCAGCATGAGCGGGTCATCGAATTGACGATGCCCGGCGAGCTTACGCTGACGCCCCGCAGCATGATCGCGCTGAACGGAACCGGCACGGCATTCGACCAAAGCTATTTCGTTGACACCATCGAGCGACGGATCGGCGTCGGATGCGGGTTTGTCCAGCGTGTCCGGGCAAAGAACGTGTCGTCTGCCGGCGGTGCCGCCGGCTTGTCAGGTCTTGGTAACGGAAGCGGAGCGTGAACCGATGGACCGCGTCGTCAACGCTCTCAAACTTCATGCGGGCATCCTGGACCAGGGCCACGCACAGCCCCGGTTCGGCCTGGTCACATCGGTCGATCCAGGGACCGCAACAGCCCGGGTCACGCTGCAGCCCGAAGGCGTGCTGAGCGGCTGGTTGCCGCTGCTGACGGCGTGGACGGGCGCCGGGTGGGGAATGTTTTGCCCACCCTCACCGGGGAGCCAGGTCGTGGTCCTGTCGCAGGAGGGCGACGCCCAGCACGGCGTCATCATCGGCGGGACGTTCTCGAACACCCAGACGCCGCCGGCGACACCAGCCGGCGAACTTTGGCTCGTGCACCAGACCGGGAGCTTCCTCAAGCTGTGCAACGACGGCACCGTGCAGATCCAGGGTGATCTGCACGTCGGCGGCGACGTCTACGACTCCAAGGGTCCCTTGTCCCGCCTTCGCAGTCACTATGACGGGCACACGCACATCGATTCTCGTGGCGGAACAACCTCAGCGCCGAACCAGCAGGATTAGGCCAGATGAGCGATCTGTCGCAGCAATGGGGCTCCGACCTCCTCGCCGGTCCGACCGGCGATCTCGCGCTTGCCTCGGGCACAACCCTTGTCCAGCAGCGCGTCCTGCGGCGACTGCTGACCAACCCTGGCGATTACATCTGGCAACTTGATTATGGCGCCGGCCTGGGCCGCTTCGTTGGCCAGCCCGCCAATGCCTCGCAGATCAGGGCCGTCATTCGCAGTCAGATCTTCAAGGAATCCGCCGTAGCCCGAACGCCGGAGCCTGTCATCGACGTGCAGGTGCCACCGAACAGCGCAGTCGGGACCGTCTACGTCCATATCCGCTACGTCGATGCGCCCACGGGCGAGACGCAGCTCCTGTCCTTCTCCATCGGCGGGTGACTCATGCAGCTTTCGCTTCAGACCTTCACGACGCTGGTGCAGACCATGGCTGCCGCGGTGCAGTCGGCGGCGTCCCAACTCGTCGATCTCACTGTCGGCTCGGCGTTGCGTGCGATTCTGGAAGCGAACGCATCCGTTGCCCTTTGGCTGCAGTGGCTGATCCTGCAGGTCTTGCAAATGACCAGGGCGGCAACCAGCAGCGGCCCCGATCTCGACAGTTGGATGGGTGATTTTTCGCTGCAACGTCTGCCGGCCAGCGCGGCTGCGGGGATCGTCGCCTTTTCGCGCTACACAGCGACAGCGCAGGCACTGATCCCCGCGGGTGCCCTGGTGCGCACGGCTGACGGCTCGCAGACCTTCGCAGTGACCGTCGACCCGACCAATCCTGCGTGGTCGCCGGCTCAGAACGCCTATACCGTTGCGGCGGGGGTCGCCTCGCTGAGCGTTCCGATCGCCGCCGAGGTCGCCGGCACGGCTGGCAACGTTCAGGCCGGAGCAATCACCATGCTCGCATCGGCGCTGCCCGGCATCGACACGGTGACGAACCCCGCACCATCCCAGAATGGGCTGAATGCGGAGTCCGACG